AAGAGTGTATTGGAAACATATAACAATCTTAATTTAGACCCAGCATCTCCAAATTATATTTTAAAAGTAATTGGTGACCAAAATGTATCTATTGATGCAAATGGTAAACAAACTTTGAATGGTGATTACTCAAATCGTTCTAAATTCGTAAGAGTAGAAGTAGCAGCCGAAGGTTCATTCCCAATTATAGCAGGACCTTTTGGACATGAAGCTTATTTAACACCAATTAGAAGCAGTAATCCATATTTACCATCAGTTATTTTCTCAACTGGTTCAGCTGAAAATAATTCATCAAATTCTACTAAATATTCAGGTATTGATTTAGAATCATCTTTAGTAAAAATTGATAATGGACATTTCTTAGCACCTATTCCAAATAGTGCAGGATATGGTACGAATGGTGTATTTGCTTTTGATGAAGCAGATATTGATATTAATGGTGGAACATATTCATTTAATTATGAATTGACTGGTTCATCTGCAAGTGATGTAGTAAAAAGACAATTTACAGTTGGATTCCAAGAAGGATTTGATGGTTGTTCACCAACTATTGAAATCGCTTTAGCTGGTTCATCCGCAAACTTTGGAAGTGGAAATACACAAGGATTTAATTGTTCAACATCAACTTCTAGTGGTTCTGTAGCTTATGTAAAAGCAATCAATTCAGTTTCAAATCCAGATGATTTTGATATTAATTTAGTATCTGTACCTGGTATTGTTCGTAGACATCATTCTTATGTATTTGATAAAGTAACTGAAATGGTTGAATCAAGAGAAGATGCTTTCTTTATCGGTGATGTTGTGGGTGTAACTTACAATTCAACAACCGGACAAGTTACTACTGATACAATCGAACAAGCAATCGAACAAGCAAACTCAATTGATTCTAACTATGTTGGTACTTACTATCCTTGGGTTAAAACAATTGATAGAAATACCAACAAATTAACCGCTGTTCCACCATCAGTATTGATGCCTGGAATTTACGCAGCCAACGATGCAATTGCAGCTGAATGGTTCGCACCAGCAGGTTTGAATAGAGGTGGTATTATCGGTGCAGTTTCAGTATTGAATAGATTAACACACGCAGAAAGAGATGAGTTGTATGAAGGTAAAGTAAACCCAATTGCTTCATTCCCTGGTGAAGGTATTGTAGCATTCGGACAAAAAACCTTACAAGATAAATCATCTGCATTAGATAGAATTAACGTAAGAAGATTACTTATCAAAGTTAAGAAGTACATCGCTTCAACTTCTAGATATTTAGTGTTCGAACAAAATACAGCAACAACAAGATCAAGATTCTTAAATACTGTAAACCCTTATTTAGAAGGAATTCAACAAAGACAAGGTTTATACGCTTTCAAAGTTGTAATGGATGAAACAAACAACACACCAGATGTTATCGATAGAAACATTTTGGCTGGACAGATTTTCTTACAACCAACAAAGACAGCAGAATTTATTGTACTTGATTTCAACATATTACCAACTGGAGCATCGTTTTCAGCGTAATATATAAAAAACTAAAAAAAGAATATTTATTATTATAACAGGAGAAAATTAAAATGGCAGAAGTATTAGAGTTTAACGAGATGTTCTATACTAACTTCGAACCGAAGATGAAGCATCGTTTCATCATGGAAATCGATGGAATACCTTCATATCTTATCAAAGCGGCAAACAGACCAAATATTCAATTCGAAGTAGTAACATTGGACCATATTAACGTAAAAAGAAAGTTAAAAGGTAAGGGAGAATGGCAAGATGTTGAAATTACCCTTTTCGATCCAATTGTACCATCTGGAGCTCAAGCCGTTATGGAATGGGTACGTTTATCACATGAATCATTAACGGGTAGAGATGGATATGCTGATTTTTACAAAAAAGATGTACAAATCTATATGTTAGGACCAGTGGGTGACAAAATCGAACAATGGACATTAAAAGGTGCATTTATCAACAACGCACAATTTAACGATGTTGCTTGGGATAATGCTACTGACGTTGCAGATATAACAATCACACTTTCATACGATTACGCTATCCTCGAATACTAATATTCTTAGCTTTAATATATAAAAG